CGCCGACGCCTACGCCGCCGCCGCCGCCGCCGACGCCGACGCCGCCGCCGCCGACGCCGCCGCCGCCGCCGCCGCCGCCGCCGCCGCCGCCGCCGCCGCCGCCGACGCCGCCGCCGCCGCCGCCGCCGCCGCACTCTCCGTAGCCGATCTCAAAGAAGCACGCGCGCAAGCGCGGCGTGGTGTGCGCGTCCGACTGCTTGCGCTGTTTGACGAGATGATTGCGATGCAGCCGACGGCTGCGGTGGAGGGATGACCATGGGAAACGAAATCGAAGAGCTGATCGCCAAGCGACGCGGCGCGATCGAGGATGCGCTCGCGGTGGCGATCGAGAAGCGCGACGTCGCGAACCGCGAGGTGAAGCGGTTGCGCGACGAGCTCGACGCGGCGCCGCGTCTGCATGTCAAACGGCGCGTGAAGTCCAAGGCGCCGGGTGCCCCGCTGCTTCCGGGCCCGAGTGTAACCACGGTTGACCCGCAGGAGATTGACTGATGACCGACGCACTCGCCACGGTCGAGCAGCAGCACGCGCTCGCGCCGTCTGTGCCTGAGAGCAAGTACGCGCTTGTTCGCGACACGTACGCGAAGGGCGCGACTCCGCAAGAGTTCGAGCTCTTTGTATCGGTGTGCAACCGACTGAGGCTCGACCCGTTCGCGCGGCAAATCTACGCGGTGAAGCGTTGGAACTCCGACCTGCGCCGCGAAGAGATGACGCCCCAGGTGTCGATCGACGGGATGCGCCTCACGGCCGAGCGTAGCGGCAAGTACCTGGGCCAGAGCGCCCCGGAGTGGTGCGGGGCTGACGGCGTCTGGAAAGACGTGTGGCTAAGCGCCGAGCCGCCGATGGCTGCGCGCGTCGGCGTGCACCGCAGGAACTTCGCGACGCCGATCGTGGCCGTGGCGCTTTACAGCGAATACGTGCAGACGAAGAAAGACGGCGCGCCGACGAAGTTTTGGAAGACGATGCCGGCGAACCAACTCGCCAAGTGTGCCGAGTCGCTCGCGCTTCGCAAAGCGTTCCCCAACGAGCTGTCTGGCGTCTACAGCGATGCGGAGATGGGGCAGGCGGACGCCGAGCGCCCGCAGGTCAATGCCGAGGCGAAGCCCAAGAACGCGCCGAAGCAAGAGGAGCGCAAGAGCTCGCCGCCGCCAGCGGCTGCGGCAGGTCCGGCGTTCGCCGCGAGCTTCCCTGACGCCAACTACACCGGCAAGCCGCTCTCGATGGCCCCGATCGAAATCTTGGAGGACTACCGCGTGTGGCTGACCGCGCTGCTGAAGGACGAGTCGCGGCAACGGCTGCACAAGAAGGCGCAGCAGTCGCTGGACGAAGCGGTTGCCGAAGTGGAGCGGCGCATCGAGCAGCAGTCGAAGCCCGATGCGATTGCCGACGCGATGCAGAAGCAGATCGACAACCGCGAGACCGACAACAAGTTCGATGACGAAGGCTCTTACCTGGACGCGACATCATGAGCGGCTCAAGTACATGCAAGTCGTGTCAGCGCCCGATCGTGTGGGCGAAGTGGAGGTCCAGCGGCAAGAACGTCTGCCTGGACCCAGACCCAACGGCCCGAGGGAATGTTGAGCTCAAGTCGGTTGGCACCGAAAACGGCCGCGTGGTCTTCGAGGCCACGATCGTTCGCAAGAGCGATCCGCAGCCAGACAAGCTGTACCGCGTTCACTTCTCGAGTTGTCCCAACGCCGACCTGCATCGGAGGCCGCGATCATGACCGCCGCACCACGAATGGAGGCGCCGAAGCGCCGCACGCTGCACGAGATCGTGCGAGAGATGATTGCCGTCATCGCCGACTCCGGCGGCGAGGTGACCGCGCGCGTCGACGAGCTCGGACTCGAGCTGACGGACAAGGCAGAAGCCTACTGCGCGGTGATGCGGGAACTTGCCGCCGAGCGTGAGAAGCTCGAAGAGCTGTCGCGTGCGTACAAGGTCATGGCCGCGGCGCGCGACGAAGCGATTACGGGACTCAAGTTCCGGCTCGACCAGGCGCTGACGGCTGCCGGCGTCGAGAAGCTCAAGACGCCTTCGAGCAGCATCTACTACCAGACGTCGTCGAGCGTGCACGTCGAGCGCGAGCAAGAGTTCTTGGACAGCGCTCCGGACCGCTTCGTCAACGTCAAGCAGTCGGTCAACCGGACCGCGATCAAGGAAGCGCTCGAAGCTGGCGAAGTGGTTGAGGGCGCAGAGCTGCGCACCGCGAGGCACCTGCGCTTTCGATAACAGATTCAGCGACCGCGCTTTGTCGGGGCGCGGTCGAGGCCGGCCCGGCTCGAGTTGCAACACCCTCAAGCCCCCCAGCTCGAGCCGGGCTCTTACTGTCAGGAGATTGTGAACATGGACTACCCAGACATTGACGCGGCATTGAGGCAGGCGTTCGAGCGCATCGAGAGACTGGAGCGACTGAGCTCTTGCGTGGGCCACGACTGGGCCACCACGATCAATAGCCGCGTAAAGGAGCTCGAACATGCGTTCGAAACGCTGGTAGGGACGAGTGGACGCATCGAGGCGTTGGAGAAGTTCCGCGAAGGCTTCCCCGACGACGAAGATCCGCTGCTCACGAATCCAGACGGCATCCGCTGCGGCACGTTCGACCTCTCAGCGGCTGACGGCGAGTGGGCGGCAAAGCGCGCCGAACGCGAGCGCGTAGAGCGCTGGCATCGGGTGTACGAAGCGGCGATCGGCCGGATAGCAAGCTTTACTCACGGTCCCGCGGCCACTGAGCAAGAGATTGCGGTCTTGCACGATACGGTGCATCGGGCGGCAGTCCTGTACGCCAACCGCGCGCACGGGCCGTTGGAGGCGAAGTACCCAACCGGACCGGGGTGGTCGCACTACAGCGAGCAAGTCGACGCGCTGGTGAGGTGCGCTCGCGGTGCCGCCGACTTCCTACGCGATGGCGCCGCCGATGAGGTCGATATCGCGCACGCGCTTGATGAGTGCTTGCGCCACTTCACCACGCCAGCGGCGAACGAGCTCAAGACGTCTAGCGGCTACTGCATGAACGGGAAGTGTCTTCTTGGTGCGGAGCACGACGGCCCATGCGAGGAGGACAAGCCATGAGCGCCGCACACACGCTGTTCTGGCTGCTCGTCGCGCACGCGCTCTGCGACTTCCCGTTGCAGAACGATTATCTCGCGCGCGCCAAGAACCCTTGGGGTGGCCACGCGGAATGGCCGTGGTGTCTCGCCGCTCACAGCGTCATCCAAGGCGGTGGCGTCGCGCTCGTGACGGGTAGCGTGTCGCTGGGTCTTGCCGAGGCCGTGTGTCACGCGGCGATCGACACCCTGAAGTGCGCCGGCCGTATCTCGTACAGCTCTGACCAGCTGCTGCACGTCTCGTGCAAGTTGGCTTGGGTGGCGGCGGTGGTGATGTTGTGACCGACACTCGCAAATGGAACCGCGTCACGGACGTGCGCGCGTTTCTCGCTGAGCGCGGGACGCGCAACGTGGGCGCGCACAACCCGAAGCAGCGCAAGCGCTTGCCGTGGCCCGTGTGCTCGCGGTGCGGGCTTCTCTACCTACGCAATGAGGCGACGCGCCGGGCCGTTCGGGCCGCGTGCGTTGTGGAAGAATGAAAGAGAGGCCAATCCTGTTCTCGGCGTCGATGGTGCGCGCGCTTCTCGACGGCTCGAAGACGCAGACACGTCGCACGATTACTGTTCCGCATCGCGGTGCATTTGCGCTGCGCGATGACGGCAGCGGTTGGTGGCCGTACCAGAGTGACGACGGCGAATCTGTCCTGTGCAACGACGGCAACGAATACCCGATGTCATGCCCGCACGGCGCTCCCGGTGATCGGTTGTGGGCGCGAGAGACGTGGAGGCTCTGGGAGAGCGGCTCATGGTGCGGCAGTGAGCCTCTCGATCCAGACGTCGTCACGGGCTCGCTGACGGCGTACGACCCGGAGTGGCTGAAGACTCGGCCGCTCGAGTATCGAGCCGACGGCGGCGACTCGGATGGACCGTGGAGACCAGGCATTTTCATGCCGCGATGGGCATCACGCATCACGCTCGAAGTCACCGATGTGCGCGTGCAGCGGCTGCAGGAGATCGACGAACTCGACTCGCTAGCCGAAGGCATTCCAGAGGTCCCGCGGTGCGGCTGCGACGTGTGCCGGATGACTAGCGGCATGTGCACTGCCGATGCTGGCGAGCAAGTCCGGCAGTACGCGGACCTGTGGGACCACATCAACGGCAAGCGCCCGGGTTGCAGGTGGGACGACAACCCGTGGGTCTGGGCGATCACGTTCAAGCGAGTGAAGCCATGACAGCCGCGCGACGCTTCACCGACGAGGAACGCGCCGAGCTGGCGGAGCTGATGCGCGAGGCGATACGGGCCGAGCTTGGTGCTGAGCGCCCGAAGCCCGTTGACGCGCCGAAGGCGACCGCGGAGGATGGCCTGCGCGTGCAGCCAACCTTAGAAGACTTCATCGAGCTGAACGCTATTCGCGCGCGGAGGAAACGCCGCCGTGGGTAGGAGACGCAAAGGCTCCATCACCGAGCGTGGCCCCGCCCGTTTCGAGGTCGAGATCGCTGGCGACTACATCGGGACGTTCCCGACTCCCGAGAAGGCCGAGCGCATGCGGCTAGCCGCGCTCGCTGAATCTACAGGTTCAGCCCCCGAAGCGTTTTCCGTGTTCGCCTCGCAGTGGATGGACAAACGCGAGCTCGCGGCCCAGAAGCGCAAGCGCTCGCGTCCCTTCGCGAAAGAGCGCTCGCGTTGGCGTACGCACGTTGAGTCAGCTCAGTTCTGGAACTGGCCGATCAAGCGCATCGCGCAGCATCCGAGCATCGTGCAGGAGTGGATCGGAAAGCTCGTCGAGACCGAGGCGGTGCAAATCATCAAGCGCAAGTCGGGTATCGAGCGCAGACCAACTGGGCGCACGCTCGGGCGCCGCGTGATCGAGGACGCGTTGAGCCTCGTGAAGCTTTGTCTCGACGACGCAAAAATCGCTGGCAAGTACAGGGGTGACAACCCGGCACGCGTCGTGAAGCTACCCCGCTTCGAGGAGCCGGAGCAGGACGGCGAGCTCGTCGTGCACATGTCCACGGACGAAATCGCAGCATTGTTCGCGCTCACGCTGCCGCCGCTGCAGCTATCGGTGTTTGCAGTTGCGATCTACGCCGGGCTCAGACTCGATGAGCTTTGGGGTCTGCGTTGGATGGACGTCGTGCTCGACGGCCAGAAGCCACACATTCGCGTGCGCCGGAGCTACGACGGGCCGCTCAAGACGAAGTACTCGCGGCGAGACGTTCCGCTTCTGCTGCCGCCACTCGTCGCCCTGAGGACCTGGAAGGCCGCGCAGAAGGCCACGCCGATCGGCGGCACGCCCGTCTGGCCGCGCGATGACGGCGGCTGCCACGGCGAGAGCTACACCGCCGTCTGGCGGTCGAAGACAGACGGCGATCGCTACATCGAGGGCTGGCGAGAGAAGGCTAACGTGCGCGAGGAGATATCGTTCTTGGCGCTTCGACACACCTGCGGGTGCCATCTTGTCCAGGGCACGTGGACGCCTCGACGACTCGACCTGCACGAGGTCAAGCGCTGGCTCGGGCACTCATCCATTGCCGTCACTGAGCGGCACTACGCGTCGCTGACCGCTGACAACCTCCACGACGCCGTTTCGGTCAAATATGCCGGGGATTTACCGGTTGACATCGAACGTAAGGTCACGTAAATGCGCGCAACTACAGAGTGTGGGCCGTTAGCTCAGCCGGCAGAGCAGCGGGCTTTTAACCCGCTGTCTGATTCAATAGTAACGAAGGCTTGCGCTGCGATTCCGGTCAAATCCGGGATACGGGGCGCGTCGTGAGTCGCCCGTCTACGGCAGAGGTTGACGCCGCGCTCGGCGGCTATGCCGAAGACCCTGACGAGTGGGTCTGGTCTCGCGACCCGGGATCGATGCTCGCGGCCGAGGTCCGGGCCCTCCGCGAGGAGCTTGCCAACTACCACGACCGCCTGGTAGGCGCCGAGGCGGAGCTGAGAGAGGTTCGTGAAGCGCGCCTGGACAGGAGCTGAGCCATGGACCGACCGACGAAACCAGACCCCGACGTGCGGCCGACGCCCGAGCGGATCAAGGACTACCTCGAATGCGACTCCCCTGCGATATTCTCCCCGTGGGAGCGCGAGCTCATCGCCGAAGTCCGCGCCCTGCGCGCCGAGCTGGCAGAGGCTCGCTTGGGGCAAGCTGCTGCGGCGACGGGCACCGGCATGGTGACCTCGCTCATGAACGACCTGATCGAGTCGCGCGCGCAGATCCCGGAGGTCACTGCACTCGTGGAGGCGGTTCGCCAAACGCTTCGCGCCGACCTGACCGGTTACACCGAACGGCTGCTGCGGCAAGCAATGGTCCCTTTCGGCGGGGCGCCTCCCGAGGACGAAACCGTGATGGGCGAGCAGGCGTGCCAGATCACTGCGCTCGTGAAGGCGGCTCGTGACGTGTTCGACGCCGAGGCTCGATTCCCCGAGAAGCCTGAACGTCAGCTGATTGCGCTGCAGGACGCCCTCGAGCCCTTCGAGGACTGGACGCCGCTCGGCGAGACGTCGGGCGACAAGGGGGAGTGATGGGTGCCCCGAAGACCTACCGGATCGTTCCCAGCTCGTACGAGATGGAGCTGCACGAGGCTGTGTGTCAGCTCGACATACGTGGCACGGATCGGCGTGTGCTGGAGGTGTGCTGTGGACGAGCGCGAGTTCGACAAGATTTGTCCGCCGATCATAGGCGACCGGTGCGCGTACTGCGGCAAGGACGCAGTCTTCGCGCACGGCGGAGCCGGCCACTTCCCCTCGTACGTGGCGTGGTGCTCAAACTGCGCGCACCCGGCAACCAACGTTGCCTTCACGATGGCCGGGTCGAGGGAGTCGGCCATTCGCCGCTGGAACCGACAGGAGCACTGACATGGACCGACCGACAAAAGAGCTTGTTGACCGATGCCTGGATCTTCACTACGCCGACCACGACTCCGAGGACTGCATCCTCGATAACCTTTCGGAGTGCGTACTCGCAACTGAGGTGCGCGCACTGCGCGAGGAGTTGGCGGTTTACCGCGCTGATCGGTCACTCAGCGGGTACTCGGTCACGCTGCTGGACACGATGCCGCCCAAGCCCGAGGTCACCGCGCTCGTGAAGGCGGCGCGGGAGGCTCTCGACGGTTACAGGGGCACGCTAGATAGCGAGTGGGGGCCGATCGAGGATAACAGATGGCCGAAGGATCTGACCGGCCTCGAGGCCGCACTCAAACCCTTCGAAGGCAGCGTCACTGATCGCCCAAGTCCGGCGGACGAAACCGCTCCGGACCCATCGGACGAGTAGTGTCCTCGTCCGTGAAATGCGGGTTGCTCGCATCGGTCGCGCCGGGATGCACGATGACCGTGCGCTGAACCGGCAGCGGTGGAATGGGCGACAGCGCGACGAGTGCGCGCTCGTGCTCGCGCGCCTTCGCTACGGCGGCCCGCACGACGTTCGCCGCGGCGAGATGCATCTGGACGTTTTGCACGCTCGTGAGCGGCGACAGCGGCCCGGTGGAGACGATCAGGTTGCAGTCCTGCACCATGCGGTGCGCGAGCGTCTGGATCGTCTCCTCGAGCTTCTCTTCGAGCGCGCGCAACGCGGGCAGGCCGCCGATCGCGACCTCCATCACGTCACGGCGCTCGCGCGGGTTCATGACGATGCGGCGACGCGCTTCTCGAGCTCGCGCTCTTCCGATCGCTTCCAGAACAGCGCGCCGACGACGCCGCCCAGGCCGAGCACATCCCAGTTTGCCGTGACCCACTGCGCGAGCTCGACGACATCCACGCGACCGTGCACGTCGTACTGCTTCCACGCCATCGCGACCAGCGTCACCGCGACGCCGATCAGTTTTTTGTAGATTGGTTTCACCGCTTCTTCTCCTTCAACTTGTCGTCGATCGCCTTGATGTTCCAGTTGGCGAAGTTCACCGATTCGCGAATCTGCCCGAGCGTGCCGCTGAGAGCTTCATCGCGCTTGCGCTGCTCGGTGTCGCGAGTCTTCTGCTCGGCCTCGCGCTCCTCGTCCTTCTTCTCGAGCTTCGTGATGCGCACGTCTTGGCTGTCGACCCTGTTGAACAGGCTTGTGCCGGTGACAACCCAGCCGACCGCGAGCACGATGATCGCCAGCCACGCGAGCAGCCTGTTCGGGTCGACGTCTTTCACTTGCGGTCCGCCTCTCGCGGCCAGCGATAGCCGAGCAAACGGCTGGTGCCGTACTCGCGGATCGACACGCCGTCTGATTGGTTTCCTCCCAAGAGCACGAGCCTGTGCGGAAGCGCCATCGTGAGGAACCCGACGTGACCAGCCGCGCTCTGCGGCGACTCACGCCAAAGCACACAGATGCAACCCAGGCGGGGCTCATTGAGCTGCTCGCCCCACTCGAGCCAGCTGCGTGCGTTCGCGCGATGCGTGCCGCGATAGCCCGCGGCGTCCATCACGAAGTTTGCGAACGCAGAGCACCAGGGTGTGGAGTCGCTGATTGCCGAGCCGCCCAGCCGCGTGTGGCTGAAGTACTCGACGATTCTCGGATTGCTGCGCTCGCCGGGGACTTCTTTCACGCCGAGTTCGGCGCGCGCGAAGTCCATCCACGGCGGTTCGAGTTGGTCGGGTGTGGGCTCGGTGACTTTCACGGCCGACCGGACCCCGGCCTCACAGGCCGCCGTACTCCGCCTACGTGCGTGAATCGTCGTTTCGTCATCCGCGCATCCTCCTTCGTGTCCCGTAAAGGACCGTGGCTCGGCGGTTGCCGGGGTTTGCGACCCTGAGTCCGCCGCCACCTCCGCCTGTTGTGGGTGTGCCGAAGCCGCCCCGCACGACGCCGCCAGCGCCCGTCAGACTGACTGTGCTTGAGCCGCCCCGTGCGTCACCGCCCAGGGCGATGAGCGTCGGGATTGCCAAGCCGCCGCGGATAGTGCCGCCTTCCGCGGCGATGGCTGTTGAGACGACAGCAAGCCCACCGCGCACGGTGCCGCCTGAACCGAGCGTGTTGACGACGGCGGATCCGGACCGCACGTCACCACCGATCGCGGCGAACGCCGCTTGCGCGCTGCCGCTGCGCACGTCACCGCCCGAGCCCAATGGGCCCACGACTGATGTGCCACCGCGCACGGTTCCGCCTATCGCGGTCGAACCACTCGAATCCGGTTCATAGAACGTCGGACGCACCAGGCGCGGCGCATAGATTACTGACGGCGCCTGCTCGTGATCAGCGGTCGGCGCGGAGCCCGTATTGACCTCGGCCACGGCATCGTTGCCGCGGCCCGAGTAGTCCGCGCCCGGGTCCGCGAAGTTGCACGGCCAGAAGCCGAAGCACGTGCCGTCCGAGAGCACCGGAGCGTAGCGCTGGATCGACAACAGCTTGATCTCAGTCGCCGTGAGCACGCGCGAGAACGCGCAGACGTCAGCAACTACGCCCTGAAACGCGCCCGCGATGACCATCGTGCACGCGGTACCGCTAGCACTTTGCGTGCGCGTCGTGAGCGAAGCTGTCGTGTTCTGCAGCACGCCGTTCAGGTAGCTGCGTATGTTGGTCGTGTCGTACGTGACCGCGAGGTGCACCCAGTCCGTTGTGTTGTTGTAGGCGTTGATGACTGCCTGGTCGGAGGTGCCCGCGGTGTAGGAGCTGTGACGCGCGGCATTGAACTGAGTCGCACCCGCTCCATTGAAGCGGTTGAACATCGTTCCGCCGGTGTTGCCCGTCTCTCCGAAGTTCAGCGCGAACCGATCACTGGTGGTCGTGGTCGACGTGAACCGGATGCGCATGCAGATCGTGTGAGCTGCGCGCAGGTTCGGGGCGCCGTTCAGCGCGTTGGCCGCGTACCAGCTGCCGCCTGTTCCGTTCAGGTTGTTGCAGAGTAGACTCACGGAGATCCGCTACTGTTCGCGCGCCATGATTGAGGAGCCAGCGTTGAATGTCAGCGTGCTCGTTGAGCGCGAGGCAAGCACTTGCACCGTGGCAGCGCCACTTACGGTGATAGACCCGGAAAACATGACGCCTCGCGCACTCGTGACGCTGCGCGAGCCCGACGCGACGCCTGTGCCGCCCGACGCCAGACTTGACTGTTGCTGCTCGCACGCAAACGTGGATGCCGTCAGGAAGTTGGTCCAGCACACAGCCATGCGCGTAAAGTTGGCTGAGACGTTGAGCCCATAGGCAGACGTCAGCGTGGCCGTGGCCGTGCAATCGAGCATGCCTTCGATCCAGTAGGTCCCAGCGCGGGGCAGCGAGATCGAGAGACCGGTGACGTTCTGCAGCGTGGTGCCAGTCGTCAGCGCGACGCTGCCAGAGAGCTCGTCGATGGGTTCGTGCTTGTCTACCGTCACACCGTTGTAGGTCCCGACGCCTGCGATGTTCCCCGAATCGTCGACCGTGACGGCCGAGTTCTGAATGACCTGGCCAGTCGTGCCGTCGAAGCGCGCGACTGCATTGTCGGTACTCGACCCGGCGTTGTTGACGTTGCCCGAGCCAACGCCGCCTGTGGCTGCGTACTCGATCTCGACGTCGAACAAGATCGCATCACCCGTCATCGTGTCGCCGCCAGCAGCGGCGTCGCGATAGACGCGCACGCACACCCAATCGTCCGCAGCGATCGAGTCGAGGTTCGAGATTGTGATTACCGTGTCTCGCGGCCCGTTCGTCGTCCCGTTCGGCGCGGTCGTGGTCGTCTGCACCGATGCGAATGCCTTGGTCAGCACGGATTGCGCATCGCCGTCCGAGCTACATGCGATCTGCGCGCCCCACACGCAGTTATTAGTGGTCGCCGCGGCGTACCACTTGAGCGTGAGCGTCAGGTTGCCGCTCAGGTAGCCCACCGCCTTGAAGACGAGCAGGATTTGCTCGCTCGTCGTGGCATCGAACGCGTACCCGCTCTGCGGGAAGTTCGTGCCGTTCGCGAGCACGTACTCCGCCTGGTTCGCAGAGAAGAGCCGTGCTCCGACAGGATCGAGCTGAATGGACTGGACCGCCACGCGCAGCCTCCGGTTACGAGCTGTTGTCGGTGAACGTCAGCGCGCCAATCGCAAATGGTACGCTCTGGCCCGCGGCCGTGATGTTCACGGTGGGACTAATCGGAATGCGCCCGAGGAAGTTCGCGGAGCTCGTGCTGCTCGCGTCTTTCCACGCGCCCACGTGCGTGATCGTTCCCCATGCCGCGTTCGCGCCCGAACTCGGGCCGAACGTCACCGTCGCCGAGTTTGAGATCGTGACCGCGGCGTCGTTCGCACCAACGACGGCGTTCGCCCAGTTCGCGGCTGGCACGTTCACACGCGCATAGCCGCTCGTGGTCGTCGTAACCTCGTTCGCAGTCTGTCCATCATCGCCCGGGTTACCGGTATGCAGTGACAGGTAGACCGACGTGCCGCCGGACGAGCCCGGGAACGCGACCACGGGCGTCTTTCCGAAAGACGCCTCGAGTGCGCTCGCGCGCATGTTTTTGCCGTGTCCAGCCGCCATGACTCACCACCTTTCACAAACAGCTGCGATGACAGCTCACAGGCACCGCGCCCGTAGTGCTGCCGTATTTGATCGTGTCGACGCCTTGGCCGCACCAGTAGTCCTGTGTGCCGCCAGGCGGGATCCCGGAGTCGTTCGCGGTGTCGCAGTTGGGCGTGTCTCCCGTGACCGAGCTGCGGCCCGCGTTGAAGAACAGCGGGTCGGTGGCGGACAAGTTGGTGATCGTCACCCAGCACCCAGGTGACTGCGAGTTCACGCCCGGGATCGTCCAAGTCGTGCTGCCGTTGACGGCTGCGGTGAACCGGAACGCGCGCTCGACGCGAGTCGTGAGCGACGCGGCCGCCGGCGCGACGCGGCCGATAGCCTGTTGTTCTCCGATCGATGCCATTACGGACCTCCAGCAATGCGCCGCAGCTGCGGCAGAACCTGTGTTCGGAACACCGGGTCGGTTTGAATCAGCTCGGCAACCAGTGCGCTGACTGCGCCCGGCTCGGGGCTGCCAGCCGCCTCGGCGAACTGCGATTTGTACGGACCGAGGTCCTGACCACCGGCGCGCAGCATGTCGAGTGCACTCTGATCGAGCCTTGGGTTCGCCGCCGCTCCGAGCTGCCCACCCAGCGAGCCGAGTGCGGGCTGCGCGACGTTGTCAGCGAAGCCCTGACCGCCGCGGGCGAGGAGCGAGCCGAGCTTCGAGCCGCCCTGCATGAGTAGGTGCTGGTTCGACTGCAGGCCGCGCTTGGCTGCGAGCGTTGCGGCCGCGGCCGGGATCGAGCTGTAACCGCCCAGCAATGCACCGAGCGCACCGCCGCCGCCCACGGCGAGCGCATCGCCGACCCCCCACTCGCGCGCGCGATCCGCGCCCGCGGTTGCGATCGACCCGAGCTCCTTGGCGACTTGCTGATCGCGCCCGAGTTGGCGCCAGCGGTCACCAGCCCCGGGCGTCTGCAGCGACAGCGCGTCACCGAGTTCTTCGTTCACGGCGCCGTGCATCTGCTGACGAACTTGGTTCTCCGGCGTGCCGCTCGCGAAGTTGGCTTTCTCGCCCCAGTACTGCCGCTGCTTGTCGAGCTGCCGCCACGGCGCTCCCGCGCCCGGCTCTGGCGCGATGTTGTCGACGTATCCAGCCGCAACGTTCGCAGCGTTATGCGCCGGCGTGATGCCCGGGAACTGCGCGGCCACGCGCCCGACCATGTTGCCGCGCACGGCGGCGGGATCGACGGCGAGAGCGTCCACGTCTGCCGCCTGCTCGATCGCCGCGCGCTCGGCGTTGGCCGCTTTGTCGACAGCGGTCGCCCTGTCCATCACCTTGCCCGGCCGACCCGTGAGACCGAGGCGCTGTGCGCCCTCAGCGAACTTCTCGCGGCCGCCCAGGTCGTCGAGGCGCTTCAAGTCGCCGCGCGTGGCGCCCGAGTGCATCAGGCCCTGGTTCATCGCCTCGCGCTCTGCAGCCGCGGCGCCGCGCCCGAGAAGCGACGAGAGCTTGCCGACGGCAACGTTTCCGATCTTGCCGAATGCGCCGCCCAGGACGGTGCCTGTGGCTTTGTCGTTGAGCGATCCCTCGGTGTTGCCAAAGCCCGAAAGCGCGCCGCCTGCGATCGGCCCGAGGCCGAGAAGCGCCTGCGTCACGGCTTCGCCCACGACCTGCGCGCCGCCGGAAACCCACGGCCTGCGCTCGTGCGCGAGCTGTACACGGCCGCCGGCCTGATCGCCGAGTGTGTCGCGAGGATTCATGCCGAGCCCCGTCATTACGCCGCCAGCAGCTGCGAACGCCGCATCGCTGGCGTTCGAACCGCCGGACCACTGCGGATCGCCAGCCTGAGAAGTCTGCTCGAGCGGGATCTGCGCTGGCCCGGACCACGGCTTGAAGCGCGCGGCGTCGGCGCGCTGCTCTTCCGCCGCACGTTCGGCGTCGAGGCCTTCGAGTGTGACGCCGACCTGCGGCGACTCGGACTGCTCGAGACGCTGCGCCATGCGATCGGCAAAGGTGTTGCCGCCGCTCAGACGCTGCTGCATGCGGTCGTAGAAGCCCACTACTGGACCCTCCGGTAGCCCATGCGCATGAGCTGCTCGGCGAGTTCTGCTGGGACATCGCCCTCCTCACCCTCCGGGTCGACCAGGCGCACCGTGCCGCGCGCGTTGACCACGCCGCCGCTCATCGGCGCTTGGCCGCGGGCTTGCGAGACGCCGCCCCCGAGCGGGATCGCGGGCGTGTCCGAGATGCGACGTCCGCCGGTGACACCCAGGTTTTCAGGCCCAGCGCCCGCGGCTGGAGAGGGGGAATTCTGCGGCTGCGCGCTCGGAGCCTTGTAGCGTCGACCGTACTGCCCGAGGCCGCGGTCGAAGATCTTGAGCAGCTCGCCGCGCGTTCCCGCGATCTGCTCGCCGACCACGTTCTTATCCGTGATCGCGCCGTACACCGAGCCCTTGCTGACGCCGGACTCGGGGATGCGCTGGATGTAGCGCTTGTACTCCTGCTCGTTGATGACACCTGTCTGGAACAACGTGGTCAGGCCGCCGATGGCTGCGGTCTGCGCCGCGTCGTACGCGGACTTGTCGCCGCTCGGCATGACCATCGTACCGTTCTTCGCCTGCAGCGCCGACATATCGCCCATGGCCTGGTCGAACTGCGCGGCGGCCGCTGCGATCTTGTTGGCGTTGCCGACGGATGTCGTGTTGCGCGATGCGCTCGCCCACACCTTCGGGTCGGTGATCTCGCTGTTGCCGATGTCTTCCTCGGAACTGTCCGCGCGCTCCGCGGAGGCGGTCGCCCGAGTGCGCGCTGACGCCTCGGCGGCGGCTTTGCGAGCCGCTGCGGCGGTCGTGGCTGGCTCATTCGCGAGCTCGGTATCGATGCGACCCTGCGCGCTCGCGGCAGCGATGGGTTGCGCGTTTTCGAGCTTCTGATTGCCAGAAAGCAGGCTCATGAGCGACGCCTGCGCAGCGTTGCTCAGTCCCGACATGTCGACGTTGGACAGCTCCTGAATGAGCCGAGCCTTCGACACCGCCTCGGGGTTGTTAGGATCGAGCTTGTACTGCTGCATGACCGCGCGCAGGTCGGTGTTCCTACCGCGGTTCTCGATATTCAGACGCGCGCGCTCGTCCTGCGCTTGCCAGTTCTCGATCTGCGCCTGCTTGTAAGCCGCATCGAGGGGTCCGTTGCGCGTCGACTCGCGCTGGTCGCGCGCGCTCAGCGCGAAGTCTCCTGCTGCCTGCGCCTGCTTCTGGCGCCGGACAGCCTCCGTGGCGTTGGCCTCCATCGCCGCGCCCGTGAGCACGCCTAAGCCGCGGCCCTTGTTGAGCAGCACGTCGAGCGTGCCGCCGATCGCGAGCGGCGCGAAGTCACGCACAGCTTCGCCGACCCCATACGACTGACTGCCGAGGTAGCCGCTCTTGTCGAGCGCAGCCTGCTCGGCGTTGCGCCAGCGGTAGTCCATCTCGTCGTCACGCGGAAGCAGCGCCGAAAGCTGCGGCCGCAGTGTCTCGGGCATCGCTTGCGGCGCTTGCGGCGCTTGCATCGCGTTGGCCCGCGACTGCACGGCAGCGAGCTCCTGAAGCTGACGGCGGCGGCGCTCTTCCTCGTCTTCGTCGCGAAGCGAGAAGCCACCGAACCGTGGGTATGTGAGGTCGTCGTAGGGCATGTCAGAGACCCAGGCTCGAGCGAGTGCGAATGCCAGCGCGCTCAGCCTCGCTGAGATCCAGCGACCGGATGAGGTTGTCGATGTCGGTGCTTTTCAGGTTGCTTTGAATCGTCGCCGCGTTGCCGATGGCGCCGACACCACCCAAGGCGCGGCCGACGCGGCGGTCGCCCGCGCCTGTGACGGCGTCGTAAAAGTCCTGATCGAGCCCGTAGTTCTTGCCGACGACGTCCCAGTCAGTTGCGTCGGCGTGATCGGTGCGCTCGTAAATGCTTTGGTTAGCCTTGGTACCGGCGTCGTACGTCGAGTCGATGCGGCCCGCTTTCGCGTCGGTCGAGAGCCGTGTCTCCTGCGCTCGTTGGCCGGCCAGGTTACCGACGCGGATTGCCTCGTTCTGAGCGTACGTGTCTTCGTACTGGCGCTGCGAATCGTTGGCGCTGCGAATCGCGTTGGCCTGAAGCGCGCTCGACTGTGCGCCGCTGAGCCGTGTAGCCTGGTTATTCGCGCGAGCAGTGTTGATCTGACCTGCGTTGAACTGGTTCGTCTGTGTTTGCAGACTCGCGTTCAGGCGGTTGGTGGTGTTGATCTCGGATGTGTTGAACATCCCAACGCGGTCGTTCGCGTCGCGAATCGCATTGCTCTGGTTCGCCGCTCCGGCGTAGCCGGCGTAACGCGTGCTCTGATTGTTCGCCTTCGCGTTGTTGGCCTGCCCCACGTTGAAGGTGCCTACCGCGTCGCTCTGACCGCGGATCGCCGTCGAAAGCTGCGCACTCATGTCCGTGTACTGGCGCGCTCGCTCGACCGCCTGAGCGTTCGCGATCATGTCGGCAAGCACGCGGTCCTGGGAGCGTTGCTGGCCACCCTGCTGCAACATCGCAAGTTGCGCGCCGCCCGACTTCAGCCCGCGCGCCGCGAGGTTGTCGAGCACGGCGGCGCGTGAGCTTTGCTCATCCGACTCGCGCTGCCGGCGGTTGAGCTCGTAGAGCAGCGCCTCTTGCGCGGTCGGCGTGACGTCCGTACGGCTGTTGATGATGTTCAGTGCGTTCTTTTGGTTCGCGACGTCTTCGGGGTTGCTGGTCCACTGGTCAGCGGTGTAGTCGAGCGAGCCGCCGCCGATGCCGAGCAACGTGCTGAACATCTGCTGTTGGCGCGCGACGTCAGCGGGGTCGGATGCGTAAGTCTGCGTTTGTGCGAGCACGGCCTGGGCGAGTGCGGCTTGGTAGTCGAGCGATCCGCCGGCGATGCCTTGCAGTTGGTTGTAGGAGCCGAGCTGGCGCGCGAGGTCCGCGGGATCGGAGCTGCGCGCCGAGAGCGGGTTCATCAGCCCGGCCGTCGAGTTCAGATAGTTCGTCAGGCCCGCGGAGTAGTCGTTGATCAGGCCCTGATTCGCGCCGGCATAGCCGCCGAACAACGCCGCTTCGAGGTTGTTGGCGTTGTTGGCGTTCTGCCGAACGTTGCCGGCGACATTCGCATAGCCTTGCCGCGCTTGCTGCTGTCCCGACCAGAGCGAGTTGATTGCGTTCTGGTCGATGAAGTTCGCGTTGTTGATCTCGCCCTGCAGATTGCCGAGCCCACCGAACAACGCGTCGGTGAGCTGCTTGTTCTGGAAGCGCGAGTCCTGGATCGTCCCCTGTATCTGCGTGCCGATGCCCGCACGCACGATGCTGGCAGGATCTACCGGGCGCTGCGTGTTGGTGCCCGGGATGAGCGTCGAGTTCGGTACGCCCGGCGCGCCGACCGGACGCGGAAGACCCGTGGCCGGGTCGATCGTCGACGGGCTGGCAGTCTTGGTATAGTCGATGATCGGCTGGCCATACTCGTCGTATCCAATGATCGTCGCCATCAGCCACCCCTCGCCGCCGCGTACGTGACGCGGAACGTGAACCGGTACGACTTGCCGCCGTTAGCGGCGACGGTCATGCCGTTGATGCTGTTGATCACGGCGCCACCGAGTTGCGGCTTCCAGGCGAAATGCGCGACACCGCCTGCCCCAATGACGGGCGCCTCTTGGTTACCGGATAGGTCGACGACGCGGATCGCCTCGATCGCCGAGGGGTTCGAGCTCACCGCGCCCAACACCATCGGCTCGGAGTACAGGCCGTCCATGGTGCGGATGAGCGTCAGCGGGTTGACGTCGAACCCGAACTGCTTGTCAGTACGCTCCTCGGCCTGTTCAGGCTTCTGGCCGAGCGCGTAGCGTTGCACGAGCTGTGATCGAAGACGCCTCATCGCTTTTTGCTCTGGCTCGTGCGTGGTCGCATGAGCATCGACAGGCCCTGGAAGCGACACTGGACGCCGTTGTTGGGGATGCCCGCGATGCCTGGCGCAATGGCGTGAGCGGTCGCGTGCTGACGCGGCACGCCGGCGCGCGCGTAGGCACCCGTGTCGAGCGCCTGCACCGAAATGGTGCCCAGAAAGTTCGCACCGTTGAATGACGGGTTGATTAGGCGCCCCGCGTCTGTCGGCGCGAATAGGTAGTCGGCCCAGATCCAGTTCTTGAGCGAAAGCGGGTCCCTGTCGTACAGAGGTTGGTATTGGATGGCCGCGTTGAGAAACGCGCTCGGGCTGTTCCATCCGCTGTACTGCGGCGTGGTGCCAGCGCGGTAAACGCCAAACAGTGCTCTTGGTGCACCGCTGGCGGGGTCACGCTGCATCGCCATCGCCTGGATGTTCGAGAGCGTTGCGCCGTTGGCGCCGAGCGTAGTTAGACCCTTCTGCTTGGTGTTGTAAACGTAGATGGTGTCACTGTTGCCGTTCGCGTCTTCACCCAAGCCGAGCAAGATCTCATCGTCAGGCTCGTTCGCACACATGATGATCGAGCGCGTTGCGCTGTACTTCGCGCCTGGAAGTAAGTCACCGAACAGGCGGTCACTGATGTTGTCGATGTTGCCGGCGCTATCGATGCTGACAAGCCCCTGGTTCGTGTAGCCGAACCACACTTCGTTCAGCACGCACGACGCCTGAGGCGCTGCGAGAATGACGGTCGTCGTTACCAGGTCGACGCGGAACGCGAGGCCATCGGCGCCGCCGTCGCCTGAGAGACGGTAAAAGCCGTCCGTACACCAGATTCCGAGCGCGTCGCGCGTCGGATCGAGCGCGATGATTTCGCCGTTGCCGACGTCGTCCTCGAGCACGGTGGGCACGTGCTCGGGCTGTTGGAACTTGCTCCAGACCAGGTGGTTCTTGCGCGTGGTGCGCGTGAAGGTCTTGACAGATGCCGTGATGTCAGGGATTGGCGGGGAGTAGAGCGCTCCGTTAGTTCCTCGAACAGTTATCGTCGTGCCGGTGCCAGGCGTGCTGGTATCGAGCCTCGCCGGCTCGATTACAAATGAGGCCCCAACAATGTAGCTCTGCGTGAACGTGGCAAGCGGCGAGTCACAGGTTTGCTCAACCCAGAAACTAAACCCTAGTACTGTGCTGAACGTGCCTAGGTCATACATCGTGATTCGCTGGCCATCGAGTTCGAGCACATCAACGACGCCCATCGTTACCGCTCCGCCTGACGACGACGTGGCATTTTGGCTCATCGTGATTGTTCCGGCGCCAGTGTTTATGGACTGCACAGTGGTGCCGCCGGGGAACCCAGAGAAAAATGCGTCATATGACTGCCCAACAACAATGCCGACGAGGTCGGCTGCTGAGACACCGGTCAGCGTCGGGCTTCCATTCGTGCGCGTACCAGTGAAACGTCTGGCCCCGATGGCCGATGCCTTGAACGCCGCAACCGCGTATCCAAGAGTTACGGCAATGTTCTGATCCCCGATGCCACCAGGAACCGTGAACTCGAATGCCGGTCTGTCAGTTGTGTTTGCGAAGAAGCAGTAGCCCTTGAAGGCTGCCGTACATGCAGCTATTGGCGGCTGGCGATTCGAGAACGTCTCTGTCTCTTGATATGGATTCGTGTACAGCTCTTCCCCTGGGGTCTTCAGCGTTCCCTGAACGAAGGGTTGATAGTCCGAGATAATTTTCGAGCCCGTGGCGATGTCGCCGGATGTGATCGCATAGCTGAGCACGAGCTTGCAGGTGCTACCGGGATCCTTGTATAAGCCAGCTGTCGTGGCCGGCGTAGTTAGACCGTCGGTACGGTACATCTCGACGATGTCACCTACCAGGAACTCACCGCTGTTTAGAAAATCTATTAGATATTGAGCAACGGTCGTTCCTGCAGCGGTGGCGACGAACGTTAGAACTGGCGTCGGAACGCTCCGAATGAAGTATCCGTCACTAAAGTTTCTGCGCCAACAGAACCGATACCCGACAACGGTGTTCTGTGGTATCGGACCATCGGGGCCCGAAGACTGATACCGCGCGTTCGGTTGCGGCATTCCAGCGCGTCGCAGTACACGATCAGGTGCCGCTGTTGGCGACATCGAATCCGCTACCACGTAGCCGTTGAGCGTGTTGATCATCAGGCGCTCGCGTAAGCGAACGAGGCTCACGCGGCCTGTGATGCTGTACTCATCAAGGGCGCCGGTGTTGAACCCCTGCAGCGTGTAAGCGCTTGTGTCGGCGTAGACGACGCTGTTCAGCCCGGTACCATTCGACACGATCGCGACGACGTGCCCCGCGTCGAGCGCGAACAGTTTGTGGATCCTGAAGTCATTCCCCGTCAGTGTGACGGTGTTCTGCACGTCCGGCGCCTGCATGAGTTCGCCTGGATTTCGCATCACGCAGTTCTGCGCGATCTTGAGCGCGCCCGGCTTGTACACGTCATACTGGTTCGGCTGTGTGATGAGCCCCAGTGGCGTGAGCACGGTCTGGCGTGGGTAGAATCGTCCCATCAGCGCAACCACCTGACGCGCGACATGCGCCCGCGCAGAGCCATTGGCACCACGGGGATCACCTTCGGCGCGCTCTTCACTTGCGGCGAGCGGTTTTCGCGGAAGCGCTCGAGATCTGCCTGCACAATCGCGCCGAGCGTGGTGATCTTCTCGTCGATGCCGATGTCGCTCACGATCTGCATCGCAGCGCGGTTCGCGAGCATGCGGTGCGCTTCTTCAGGCAAGCCCGTGGGCCAGTCTGCCTGGTCCGCTGCACGGACGCAGTCGCCCACCTGCACGCGGTCCATGCTGTCGGTACCGCCGAGCGTGAACACGCTGCCGGCGAGCGTCTGCGGCACCGAATACATCGAGAGCGCGAACGTGCCGCTCGGGCGCACGATATCGAGCTGCTGGTTCGCGCTCGTGATCGCTGCCGGCGCCGCGAGCAACTGGTCGAACGGCACGACGTTCACGGTCACCGTGCGCGCGACCTTGTTGAGCGCAGTGATGAGCCCGCGCACGACGCCATTGCCGCCGAGCGTGGAGCACTGCGACGTCACGATTTGCGACGGCCGGATGTAAAACGTGAAGCGCAGCGGCAGCGCCGCGTTCGGCGCCGGGTACAGCTCGGCGTAACCGTCCTTGATCGCGTAGCACTCGGGCGTACCGGGCTGCGTGGGCCCCGGGTCATAGTCCTCGGCGCCCGCCACGTCGACGCGCTCGAGACGCGTCCACCTCGTCTGTCCCGGCAGCTGGATCTCGAGCTTTTCGAGGGCTCCGCCGACTGCACGGTCAGGCACGCGATAGAGCTGCAGACCGCTGGTGGTCGTGAGGAGCTGTTCCTTGACGCCGTACCCAGCTCGCGCGCGGATCTCCTCGTTGCTCATGAGCTGCTGATGGCGCTCGGTGAGCTCCTGCAAGAGCCGTGACTCGGGGAAGTCTGGCCACGCCGTGGCGTCGCCGATGTCGGAGGCCTTGCGAATGCGGTCTGTGAGCTCGTCGGACCTCACCAGGAGCTCCCGTAGCCCGGCCAGCCGTTGCGTTTGAAGAACTCGGCAGCGGCCGCTTGCTCCTGCGCCGCGGCGGCCTGGGCGGCGGCCTGCTGCGCGCGGAGCACGGGATCGGGCGCGAGGCGCTGCGCCTGCGGACCCGGCTGCGCGGCGCCGTAGATGGCGCTCGCCGCCTGCGCGCCGCTCTGTAGGAAGGGGATCAGGCTGCGCGGGTCGAACTGGAACTGCTTGTCGGCCTGGCGCTTCGCGTTCTGCAGCTGCACCTGCGGCGCGAGCTCTGCAGCCGTGCGCGGCAGCATTCTGGCGATCTTCTGGAGGCTGTAATCCTGGCCGATCTGACGCTTCTGCTCGCGCATGTACTCGCGCTTGCGCGCGGGGAGCGTCGCGGCATCGTAAATGCCGTTGAAGAGCCCGAGCCCTGCGTTTCCGATCGCGAGTAGTGAGAATGGGTCCACGTTGCTCGCCTCCGAAAGGAGAGCTCCGCGAGCGGCCAGCGATAACCGCCCGCGGAGCGCGTTCGGTCAGTTGGCCGGCACGTCGAAGCCGCCCGTTGCGACCGAGAAGTTGAACATCCGACCCGAGAACAACGGCTTGGTGAGCAGCGGGGCGAACTGCGCCATTGCACGCATCTCGGTGCCGCTCTGACCCTGCAGCTCGAGCACCAAGCCTTCGCCGTTGACGCCTTCCATGCGCTGCTCGGCTGCACCGATGCGCACGGCTTCGCCGCGGGCGATGACGAGGATTTCTCCCTGCTTGACGTAGCCGTAGGAGTGCAAGACGAACTTGCCCACCTGCGTGTCGACCTCGAGTGCGCCCGTGCCAGTGACCTTCAAGTCACGGCCGGCGTTGTCGTTCCAACGCGACATCGAAAAGAGCGAGTTCGTCAAGATCGCCATGACGGGCGGGGCAGCCCACACGTCGAAGACGCCCTTGTTGAACCCGTTGCCGCGCAGCTTGCCCGCGAACTGCTGGAGCAGATCGAAGCTGATGGCTGCGCCGAGGCAGTCGAACGCTTGCGGGCGCCACTGCGGCACGGCCTGGTTGTTGATCGTCGCGAACGTTCCGACGGTCTGCATGATGCCCGAGACGCCGACGGCGCTCGAACCCACCCAGCCCTTCGGAACGATGCGATCACCCGCGGTAACAGCCGCGCCCGGCGTCGACGACGTGGGCGTGTCGTCCATCTGGACCTGACACTTGTTCGGGTCCACCACGCCAATGATGCGGATGTTGCTGGTCCGCAAGGTCGTGCCGTCCGACTGATAGATGTCGACCAGCATGCCCTTGTCGGTGTCGCCGCCAGAGCCCGAGTTCATCCACATCAGGCGCGCCCAGCTTGCGCCGGTGATGCGGACCGTGGGCGGCGTCGCGCTGTTGTAGTTCGGGCCACCCGCAGCCACTGGCGTCGTGTCGATCACGCCGATGTCAGTGGCCATCGTGGCCGCGGTACCGGCGCCGTACAGCGCCATGATCTCGGAGTGGTGCTGCAGACCGAGCAGCATCGAGTAGTAGACCCAGTCCGGCCCTGACGAGTAGGCCGCGGCGCTGCCCGAGGCGGACGCGCCGTTGGCCATCTTCATCAAGTCGGAGTAGCTGAGCTGCTCCTGCATGTAGAGGTTCACGCCGTCGAGAACCGCCTGCAGGTTCTTGCCGGAGCGCGAGCCGTTGAGATTCACGACGTTGCCGGTGTTGTCCGTGGTCGCGCCCTGTGAGATGGCGACCATGATCGGCATCGAGAACTCTTTGCCGCTCTTGTCGTCACTCGCGACGAACGGCAGAGACATCGTGAACGTGTTCGGAGGCAGTATCGGGCGTTGCCAGTCGCCGTAGCGAGTGGTTAGCAACGCTGAAAGCGTTGAGTTCGCCATGTGTCAGACCTCGAAGCGGAAACGGGTGTTGACTCACCGCTTTCCGTTCGGGTCCTGACATCGCCGTGCAGCTAAATGCGGGGTCCTCGGAGGGCTCTTAGGCCACGATTCCCGCGGGTCTGCACACGAGCATTCGTCCCGGAGGCGCAGCTACTGCCAGGGCTTGACGGCCTCTGCCAGTAACCGCGTCCAGAATGACACGACCACAACCGTGACGCAATGCACTATGATCATGTCACGTTATGAACAAGTGACGCGCGGTGCACAAACATCGCGCGCGTCACCACGTACGCAATTTGAAGTGTTCGGCGAAGTTGTCCGCGTGCCACTGCTGAGGCTTCTGGCCGTTGGCTTTGCCGCCGCCGCCGCCGAGTTGTGGTTGGAACCCCACGGCCTGGGCCTGCGCCTTGCGTGCGGCATCGGCGCCGCCTGCACCGGCGCGCTGCTTGCGCTCGTCCCGGATATCTTCGAGCGCGGCGCGCGCGGCGCTCATCACGAGTTCGGGCGTGACCTTCGGCAGTTGGCCCGGCTCGGCCTTTTGCTGCCGCAGCACGGCACCGAGGTAGTTGTCGAAGCGGTCGCGATGAACGGGGTCCTCGTGGTTGAGTCCGACGGCCTCGAACGCGCGCGGTCGCAGTTGATCGAGCTGGCGCTTCTGCGTCGCGTAGTATTCTTGGTTCTGGTTCTGCGTATCGCGCTGCACCGCGTCCTGACGCAGACGCTGGTTCTCGAAATCGGTGGCCCGGGTGCGCGCGTCCGAATCGCGTTGGGCCTGCCGGCGCGCGAACTCCTTCTTGACGGCCTCCTGAACGCGGTAGTCGTTCGGGTCAGTGATGCGCATCCGCTGCATGACCGCGTAGCCCATGCCGTTGGCGCCGTCGATGTCCTCCTGTTCCTCGGCGGCGAGCTTCGCGCCGAGAGCGAGCAGCTGCTTGCGCTTGCCGGCGCGGGTGTAGATCTCATACATCGCGTCGCCGCCGGCGGCGCCATCGCGCTCATCCGAGAAGATCGCGTCGAAGTGGCTCTTGTAGAAGCCTTCGCGAGCCTCCCAATCCGCCCGCTCCTTGTCGAACTTCTGCTGTGAGCGAATGAACTCGCGCAAACGCATGCGGCCGTTGCGCACTTCGTCGAACGTTTCGTACTCCACCTCATCGCCGTTCTTGAGCGCGACCAGCTTGCTCGCGAACTCCTCGGGAATGGTGTCGCCCGCGAGCCACTGCTTCACTTTCGCGAGCAGCTCATCGTCGGCAAGCTGCGCGCGCTCCTCGGGCTTCGGCTCCTCGGGCTTGTCACCGTCGAGCGTCTTCGACTTGGGCTCTGGCTCGGGCTGCGAGGGCGCGCCCTCCGGTGTCTCGGTGGGGGGCGCTGCGGATGATTGTGACTTCGGCTGCGGGATCACCGTCGGCTTGTGGCCAGGCGGCTGATCGACGTGCTCCTCGCCGCGCTCGCGTGCGGCCATGCGCGCCGCCACGGCTTCCTGGAACTCGTGGAACGGCATGCCGGCATGGATGGGCCCCTGTTGCGCTGCGCCGCTGTCGGCGGGCGCTGCGGGCGCGGCTGCTGGCGCCGGCGCGGGTGTCGTGGTGGCTGGCTCGCTCATAGATTGCTCGCAATCGTGCCGGCAGCTCCCTTAGGCAGCTTCGGCGCTTGGGGTGGCTTGGGAGTTTGAGGGCCCCGCTGACCGCCGCCACTGGCTGCAGCGGCGTCGGAATTGGCTCTCGGGTTTCCGCCAGGCTGACCCTGATCGTCTTGACCGGCCGCGCCTGCGGCCATGCCGGGCGGGCCGAGTGGTGCGACCATGGGAGGCGCCCAGCCGGCGACGAGTGCCATCGGCGCGGGCGTGGAGGCCAGCGCGTTTGCGTGCGCGGTGAGGTGCGCCTCGAACGTCTGGCAGACCTGGACCCACGCGCGATAGTTCGGGCCGCCAGTTGCGAGCCACGCTTCGTATGCGGGGTCCTGCTGACCGAGTGGAGGCGGCGGCAGCTCCGGAGCATCGTCCGGGATGTCCTGCGTCCGGACCTTGTCGTACTCCATGCGATGCTCGGGTCCTTCGAGCATGTGGTCGTCCCAAGAGGCGACCACAGGCAAGATACCCTGCAGCATCATCTCGTTTTCCTTCCGGATGCGGAGCTTCGATGCTTGGTCGCGTTCGGCAAACGAGCTCGTGTCGCCATTCAGCAGCATCTCCATCGCATCGGCGCGATCGCGTTTCGGCAATGCGATGGTGCGGTCGAAGACCTCGGCGCGGCCGCTGAACGTCGACAAGATCGGGCTGCGCCGCACGAGTTTCACGCGCCGAATCGCGCCGATCTGGTCGTTCGCTACGAGCTGCACGTAAGGCGCTTCGCCGATGCCGGCGATCTGCGCCCAAAAACCGTACTTCGCGTTCTTCCGCGCGAGCTCGAGTGAGTCGTTCGCGGTCTCGACGAGCGCCTGATCGTGGGCCTCTTGGTGATCGCTCGCATATTTCTGAGCGACGTTCACGAGCAGCACCGCGAACGAGCCACTCGTGATGTTCGCGTCGGGGTTGCCTTCGGTGACGCTGTTAGATCCCAGCATCAGTCGCGCTTGTTCGAGCGCGAACTCGAGGATGAACTGCGAGAGCGAGTCCATCTTGGGCGGCTCGTCCCACTGTGGAGGTTCGGCGCCCGGTGGCAGGTCGTGCAGTCCACCGCCCTGACTCCAGCTGTGCGGGTCGATCTGAACATCGTCGCGCTTGTACGCATTCGCGTTGCCGCGCTTCTGGATGTTCGTCACGCACATCGAGATGACTTCGTTGATCACCGTCTGCAGCGACAAGAGGTCGCTCGACTCGGGGTATCCGAAGCCAGTTCCGAAGTACCTGGCGCCCGGAGAAATCATCAGCTTGACCGGGATGCCCTTGTCGAGTGGGCACGGCACCATCTCGTCGACGCCCCATAGTCCCACGCCCGCCACATAGCCGGCGAAGCGCCCGCCCGGCACGGCCGTGCAGTTCTTGTGGAAGTACATGCGCAGCACGATCGTGTCGCTCGAGAGCGTGCGCCGGCCGCCCCAAGCAAATAGCGCATCGTCACCGAGCTCTTCGTCGATCGTGCACTTGACGATCTCGTCGTACTTCTCAGGGAACTGCGCCGCGAGCTCGTACTTGTTGACCGGGATCTTGACGGTCAGCGCAGGGTGGTCTTTCTCGAGGTACGGGTCATACGCGATTTGCCACGGATACAGCTTACGGATGCGGGGCGCGCCGCTCCTCTTTTGCACCGTGTGCATCGGTGTTTGCGTCTGCTGCACGAGCTGCCCGGTTTGCGGGTCGGGCGCCATCACCGGATTTCCCTGATCGTCGAACGCGGGCAGCTTCACGGGGTTGCCCTGCAGGTCGAGATCGGGTTCTTGCGCGTCGACGTAATCGCCGCCCTCGAAGTCCCACGAGTTCATGAGCCCGCCGCCGCCGAAGTAGCACAGGCTCGTGAGCGCCTCGGATGCCTCCTGTTCGAGCTTCGCCTCGGTGAGCATGTACTCGATCGCCTTCGTCGCGATGTTCACCTGTGCGAGGCTGGCGACGTCGTTGTTAGTCGCGACGCCCTCGAAGCTGGGCCGCTGGTCTTGCGCCATCATCTTGCGCTGCTGGATGTAGCGGCGCGCGAGCTGCACGCGGAACAGCGCGTACTGCGCTTGTGAGCCCACGAACTGCAGCTCCTGCGTCGTGTTGTAAGCGCCGGTGTAAGGGTCGATGCCTAACACCGCGCAGTAGATGAGCCACCACAGTCGCCAGATGCCGCGCTCCTGGCACGTGTAGAGCCAGTTGCGTTCGAAGTCGCGCGCGCCGTCGAGAAAATCCTGGCCGAGCTTCAGACCGAGATACTCGCTCGGCGTGGACTTCGTCGTGGTGCTCTGTGATTGCGTGGCCAGCATTTACGTCGAGCCTCCTTCACGCGTGAACGAAACGCGCAACCGTGTCCTTTTCGTCGCGCGGCATGTCGATGCGGTACGGCAAACACATCTGCTCGCACAGGCGCGCGATGAGCGGGCGCCAATCCATGGCGCCCTGCGTGAAGCGGTCGCCCTTAGTGGTGACCATGGTCGCGTGCACGTCGATCGGCTCGCTCTCGACGCACTCAGCGATGTACGTCTCGGGCGGAATGTCGATGTAGACCCACTTATTCTCTTCGTCTTTCTCTCGGCGCTGACCCACGCCGGGAGCCTTCGGCCACGTGTCGCGACGAATCACGACGATGCGATCGCCGAGCGGCCATCCGCCGAGCTTGGCGAGGTCAATGGTGCTTCCGATGTACCGCGCGTCCGGATACTTGTGCGAGAGGTACGCCCGGCACACGGCATTGTCGTAGCCGGTTTCAGGGATCAGGAACGTCGTACGCTCCAGGTCATCCTCGGACACGGAGCGCTTGTCGAGCGCGCTGCGCTCTGCGTCTGCGGCGCGGCAACCCTTACACGTGTTGAGGTAGCGCTCGCTATTAGGATGCCTGTGGGCCGGCTTCTTCGTCGGCTCCGTCGTCTGCTGGGCCATGTGTATCCTCAACCTTTCGCATGCCGGACTGGCTATTGGCCCATCCGCGCTTTTGCATGACTTCGACGGGAATGCCGTGACGCATCAGGTCTGCGTACGAGATCACTCCGCCGTTGCGCGCGATGGCGCGCGCTTCGACCTTCGAAATAAGCTCTTCGTTCTGGCGAGCCTGCTCCGCCTCGAACTCTTTGAGCAGCTTGTCGGCGCGCTCGTACTTGAGCTTTGCCGCAAGCCAACCCCGCGCGTCCTTGCGCATGAACGCTCGGTTGCCTGCGACCGTGGCGTCCTTCATGCGTTGAACGAGTAGGTTGGGCGAGACCATCAGCCGCCCCTCGTGCTGTAGTGTTTGCCGAGCGGTTGCAGGTTCGGCTGCATGCTCGCGACGCGGCTCTCGAGCGCGGCGTGCGCCGCTTCGTGCTTCGCGAAGCGGCGGCCCCAATCTGCTTGGGTTCCGGTGAGCTCGGCTCGGAGCTCTCGCACGGTTGTGCCCTCGCGGCCGAGCCAGCGCCGGAAGCCGTCCCACGCGAGCGCGGCCACGGCCAGCGAGCACAGCGCCCACGTCAAATCGCTCATCGTGGCCTCCACTGAGATCTGAGATTCATTCGCGCTCCACCGCCGAACATTGCGTGTGCAGCCAATGGCTGCCCCGTGCCGCGGATCTTTGCCATGACCTTCGGCGGCACGTACGTGTTCGGAAGGTTCACGTCCACATGCCGCGGAGGTCGCGGGTCACGCTTCCAGCGCACGTCACGGACCACGTATTTGAGTGCCGCAACGCAATCGAGGTGCCCCAGAAGTTTAGAGCGCGCCCAGTCGACCTTATGCACGTCCTCACGCATCTTCCAGCGACCAGAGCGCAGTTGCTGGATGAGTTGCGCGGTGTGCCCGTTGTTCAGAACCACGATCAGCGGCCGGCCATCTTCGTGTCTGCGTCGGAACAGATTGTCGAGGTACTCGAGATCTGCCTCTGCGCTCCCGTCTTCTTTCTCAGCAGCTCGCACCGACAAGGCGTAGTCTCGATTCAAGTCGAGGATGAACCGCGCGTGCGTGTCTGAGATGCGTCCGAATGGGTTCGCCTTGAGCGTCCAGTGCGCTGCATCCCAATAGGTGAGAGCGCCCGGCGGCGCCTCCCAGATCTTGCCGCCGCCGGTTTCCTGCGCGCCTGCGATGCGCTGCAAGACCACGGGTAGGTGCTCATCACGCTTCTTGTCGCGCTTCTCGACGTGCTCGAGCTCGGTGCCCCACAGGCGCCGCTCAGTCGGACGCACGATATCGTCCACGAGCTCGCCGGTCGACATGCCGGCTTTCATGAACGCGTACTGCACCACGATCTGCTGCTGCAGATAGTCGAGGTAGAGCGCCACGTAACCGAGTGGGTCGGACGTGCCCGGGTCGTATCCTTCGTATGCGAGCGCGTATTGCGGCATCGGGTAGTCGTTCGGGTCGACTACATGTACGTCCTCGTCGAAGTGCTTGATGACTTGCGTCTCAGGATCCGGCTCGCTGATGTTGAACAGTTCGCGCTTGGTCGTGGGGCTGTCAGGGCCGCCGCTTCTGCGGATTTCGTCGTCGATCTCTTCGGGCGTGAGCGTCGTGTTGTCGCGGATCGTCATCGACACGAAGCAGCCACGCAGTTCGGCGTCCGGCTTGAACTTCACGTTGAAGTCGTGGTCCAAGATCTCAGGCTCGGAGCTCTCGATGATGCTCCACGCCCACGGACGCTTCTGCATCTGGAGCTGGATGATGTCGCAGTAAGTCTCGTAGAAGCCCGGCTCCGCGAACCCAATCTCAGTGCCGCCGAACCAGTCGAGAAACCCACCCGCGAGCGCGCGCGGATGTTCGTTGATTCCGACCAGCCGGATACGCGCGTCGATCGCCGGCACGTAGAGGTGCTCGTGCTCGCCTTGGCCCGTGCCTCGGTACTCTGGAAACCAGCCGTCGGGCGCGTCCGAGAAGATTACATTGGTAAGCGGCACGAGGATGCCGCCGATCTTCTTCTGCACCGGGATCGCGATCATGCCGCGAGCGCCGGGCGCCGCACGCCTTCTACCCGCGCGGACCTCGAGGTAGTGCCTGACGCAGGCCTCGTAGCCCTTGATGAGCAGGAACGTGGTCTTACGCGTACGCCGCGCGCAGCGCAGCATGTACATGTTGTCGAACTGCGCGCTGTTGCGCCTGCACCAGTCCAAGTACTCGCGCGTCTGACGCTGCTCGTTCCACGACTCGAACCCACTGTTCAGCGCTTCGTGATGCTCCGGCATCTTCCACGACAGATCGCCCTGCATGTAGAGATCGCGCTTCCACGCATCTGTGATTTCACGCGCCGCGCTCACGCTGACCTCTTCGCGAGCGCGCGCAAGATCGCCACTTTTTCCTCGCGCGGAATCTCCGGGTCGACAGTGGCAACGTTCACTGTCACCTGCGGCTGCGGCTTCGCTGCGCCACCCATCTCGGCGAGCAGTCGCGCCTCGTCCATGCGCAGCTTGACGATCAGCTCTGCAGCCCTCAGCTGCGAAGCCTCGCTGAAGTGCCGCACAACCGTCTCGCCGTCAGAGTCCACCGTCTTGAACGTGGCTTCGCCGCCGGCAATCTTGTGCAGGCGAATGAGCGCACCGCGGTACATCGCCTGCGTGATCGTGGTCGTGGAGAGCTCGCCCTCGCTCGGCTGCAGCTCGATGGCGTTCGCCCACTCGTCGCGCAGCGCTCGGCGCTGTTCAGCACGCGCGAGATCGAACGCGTGGCGCTCTCTGACCTCCGATGCCTGTGGGTCGACGAGTGTCACGCTTCGATGACCTCCACGAGGTAGCAGGTGTCAGGCAGGCCCGCGTCATCCTCGTCACACACGAGCACAAGCGGCGGCTCTGTTACGTGCTCGCCGGGTTCCGGCGCCGTACACGCGGCGAGCAGCATGAGTGCTGCGTACTTCATGCAACCTCGTCGGCTGGCTGCGCGTTGTGCTCGAGCAGCGCCACCACGACGCAGCCCTGCGTGGTCGCCTGCGTGCGCACGCGTATGCCGCGGCGCTTGCCAGCAGCGTGCGCCTGCGACTGGAAGTTCACCGTCGGCACGAGGTAGTCCACGTGCGCGACCAGCACGCGCGCGTTGCCGTCCAGCCATTCGTGCCAGGGATACCTCGGCTCTACGCCTGCAGCTGCCAGCTGCTGAAGCTCTTCGCGCCAGGCAGTCATTTGCGAAGCGCCTCCGTGAGCTCCGTGCACAGCTCGAGAATCAGCTGTTTCTGGCGTTTGACGCGTTCGCGCAGCTTGATGATCGTGGCCTGCTCATCCGAGAGCGGCTGCGGCGGGAAGGTGACGTAGTCGCTCGGGGGCGCGGTGTTCTGTGGGCGCACCGCGTGGTCAGCCGCGAAGCACGTCCCGCACTGCGCGGAGCTGTCAGCGCAGTTTACGCAGCGCCGGCCGTAGTGCACCTGCGCCTCTTGGATGCGCGAGTTCTGGTCGGCAGCCGCGCACCTCAGGCACTGACCAATCATCGGACACGCGAAGCACTTGCGCGCCATTACGCCAACTCCACAGGCCGCTTGCGCGGACACGGCCTCGCGAACTCCTCGGCGTCCTCACGCGCGAGGCAGTAGTAGCAGCGCCCTTCGCCCACCGACCACTCCTGCACGCTGTTGTGCGGCGGCACCCAGTGGGCGAACACCGTCTGCTCGAGCGGCGGCCCGAAGAACCAGCGTTGAATGCGGCGGAGCAACTTCACTGGTCGCGCTCACTCGCCGCGAACACACGCAGCGCGTAGTAGACGATCACCCAGGTGCATGCGCCCATGGCCCAGCCGATGCCCAGAGCGATCTCGCACGGTGAGCACGTGACGGTCATGCCGGCCTCATACGCGGGCACTCTGCATCCGCGTATCCGCGCAACTGCAAACACCACTCGCAGCGCCCGGTGTTGCTCTCGAAGCGGTGTTCGCGCTTCACCTGTGGGACCTGTGGGATCGCCTCGCCCACGTCGACACGCGCGACCTCACGCCGCAGCCCGCTGACCAGGCCGCCGATGAACTCGCCGATGTCGCGCAGGATGCCCATCACTTCACCGCGTCTTGCAGCGCCGCGATCTTCTCGCGCAGCTTGTTGAACGCCTGCACCGCGCGGTTGACGCCGCCGAGAGCTTCAGCGCGTGCAGCGTCGAGACGCTTGCACTCCTCGGCATCCTCGCGCTGGAAGCACAGCGCCATGTAGCCGTCGTCGAGCGCGGCGTAGCCGTACGACAGACGCGTCACGGTCGTGCGCATCTCGTCGAGGACAGATTGCGGCGTGAGCGGTGGCGCGCTCGCGCAGCCAACAGCGGCGAGCGACAGCACGGCAATCAGTGCGAGGTGTTTCATGTCTCTCCTGGGCGCGAGCCGTAGATGTGGCGATCGCCCGCGTCGCGCTCGACGAACGCGGGATACTTTGGCTCCGCCGCTGACGGCTGCTCGAAGGGCTTGAGGGCTTCGCGCAGCTCCCAGATGCGAGCAACATCCCAGCGCTCCATCGAGCCGTGGTCTGCCACCACGCGTGACGCCGCCCGCACCAGCGCCTGGACTTGATCGCGCGCGT